AGTTGACATGTAAACAACATTCATGTATAAGGCTAGTATGAATTCATATGGTCTACAAACTCCTGTCTCTGGCAACATTGGTGGAATTTTACCAGTGCAGAATAATGCTGCGTTAAACGCGGCTGAAGACGCTCGCCGTCAAGCAGAGCGAGAAAACAACCAGCCAATAATTCAATCACTAGCTGCACACGTGCGTAAATGCTGGACTCAAGCGTACACAGCAAAACAACAAACAGTTGAACCACGTATGTTGCAGTCAGTTCGTCAACGTAGAGGCGAATACGACCCAGAAACTCTAGGCGAGATCAGAAAAACTGGCGGTTCAGAAATCTACATGATGTTGACTTCAAATAAATGCCGCGCTGCTAGCTCATGGTTACGTGATGTTCTAACAGGCACTGGCAACGACAAGCCTTGGGGCATCGACCCTACTCCAGTACCAACGCTTAATCCTACAGATATGGAAGGCGTGGCTGCAGAGGCTTCACAAGAAGCTATGGCGATCGAACAAGCCATGGGCGCACAGATTACTACTCCATACCAGATGAAAGAGATTGTTAACCGCATCTCTGACCGCAAAACAGCTGAAGCTATGACAGATGCGAGAATGTATGCATCTCGTATGGAAAACAAAATGGAAGACCAGCTAGACCAAGGCAACTTTATGGATGCCCTATCTGACTTCACAGACGACCTAACAACATTCCCATCAGCAGTCCTTAAAGGCCCAGTTGTACGTAACAAACCACGTATGCAATGGGTACAAAACGGTAAGGATTGGACACCTGATGTTAAGAACGAAATTGTTCTTGAGTGGGAGCGTGTTGATCCATTTATGATTTACCCTGCTCCACATGCAACGGATATTAATGACGGGTACTTAATTGAGCGCCATCGTTTAAATCGTTCTGATCTTGTAGACCTTATTGGGGTTGACGGATATTCTGAGAACGCAATTCGTGCAGTGCTAGAGCAATACAACAAAGGCGGCTTACATGAGTGGCTGCGAGTCGATACACAAAAAGCACTTGCTGAAGGTAAATCAACCTCAGCTATCAGCCAAAACGACGAACGTATTGATGCCCTACAATATTGGGGTTCAGTACAAGGACGCTGGCTAGTTGAGTGGGGTATGGACAAAAAAGACGTTCCAGACCTTGATAAAGAATACAACTGCGAAATCTGGCTAATCGGTCAATGGATTATTAAAGCAACGCTTAACTATGATCCGTTCGGTCGTAAACCGTACTACAAAACGTCATATGAAGAGATTCCCGGCGTTTTCTGGGGCAACTCAGTAGCTGACTTAGTACGTGACTGCCAAAACGTCTGTAACAGCGCTGCACGCGCTTTAGTGAATAACATGGGCATATCATCTGGCCCTCAAGTTTCTGTAAACGTAGACCGCATTCCTGCAGGTGAAGACGTCACACAAATGTACCCATGGAAAATCTGGCAAACAGTTAACGATCCGTTCGGTAGCTCTGCGCAGCCAGTGTCATTCTTCCAACCATCATCTCTAGCACAAGAGTTAATGGTAATCCACAACACATTCTCTGGTTTAGCTGATGAATACTCAGGTGTTCCTCGTTATATGACCGGCGATAGCCCTGCAGGTGGCGCTGGACGTACAGCTTCTGGTATGTCTATGTTGATGAATAACGCAAGCAAGGCAATGAAACAGGTTGTAAATAACATTGACCAGTTCATCATGCGTCCGCTTATCGAGCGTTTGTATTACTACAATATGAAATACGGTAAAGACCCAGAGCTTAAAGGCGACGTGAATATTATTGCTCGCGGTGCAAACGCAATGATTCAAAAAGAAGGCGCTCAACAACGTCGTAATGAGTTCTTACAAATCGTTGCTAGCAACCCTACATTCAGCCAATTGGTTGGTTTGCAAGGTATTGCAGCATTACTTCGTGAGACAGCAAAAACACTTGATATGGATACTGACAAGCTAGTTCCTTCAGATGAAGCAATTCGCGCTATGCAGTTCCAACAAAGCCAACAAGCAATGATTCAACAAGGTTTAGCAGCACAGCAAGGCCAACAGCCGCAGCAAATGCCGCAACCACAACAACCTCAACAACCACAAGGGCCGATTGCACAAAATGGGCAGACCCTTATGAATGGACAGCCAATAACAGATCAATTCCAGCCAAACAGACAACCGGGGTAGTTTTCTATGAGTGACGAAATCCACGAAATACATGAAAGAGTCGCCGTACTCGAAGCAAACTACGATTCAACTGTTAAGAAGCTAGATGAGGCTATATACAAGTTGGACGGTATTAATACGCAATTGAGCAAGTACCACGGATTTATTGGCGCTGTAGCGTTTATTGTCACAGGTGTTGGTATAGCTTGGAATATTTTTGGCGGCTGGGTTAAAGCGCACTGGCAATGAAGCAAAGTGTAATAAACAAAGTTAATCAATGTAAGAAATGCTTATCGTATTACACGGAAGGCGTTGAAGGTGACGACGGTATTTGTGATGCATGCTTTGATGCTGACATAGACCCAGTAGTCGATGAAGACGAAGTTATAGAAGAAGCAGACCCACCGGACATAAACATTCAAAATGATTAATAGCCGCGACCCAAACGCACTACACCCCAAAGTAAAAGAATTATGTGTCGATTTTATCGAGAAATGTAAACACGAAGGCATTGACGTGATTATTACATCGACATACCGTGATCCAGAGTCACAAAATGCGCTATACGCACAAGGTCGAACAACACCCGGAAAAATTGTTACAAACGCAAAAGCAGGTGATAGCTTCCACAACTGGAAAGTAGCATTTGACTTCTGCCCTATCGTAAATGGTAAAGCTCAATGGAATGACGGAGAGTTATTTGAGCGATGCGGAAAGATCGGTGAATCTTTAGGGCTGGAGTGGGCTGGTCGCTGGGTTAAGTTCAAAGAGCTTGCACATTTTCAGTTTACTTATGGGTTATCACTCACTGACTTCAAAGCTGGGAAAACATTTTGAACAACAAAGCTTGGTACAAAAGTAAAACTATCTGGTTTAACGTCCTTGCAGCCATGGGAGCAGCTCTTGAGGCATCGCTTAGTGTTATTCAAGGTGAGATTAACCAAAACGCTTATTTAGCTCTGGTCGTTGTAGTAGCCGGCGGTAACGTTATCCTGAGATTTATATCAACACAGGGCATAGGAAAATAATGTGGGGAAACATAGTACCGGTGTTCAATCAGTATCGTGCGGCCTTCATTGCAGGGCTTCTGGCTGTTCTACTCACGGGTGCCTTTATCGCAGGATGGAAAGTAGAGTCTTGGCGGTGGGCAGCTGCAGAAGAGAAGCGAATGGAGCAAGCAATAGTCCTTCAACTGGAAACCCAAAAGAAGACGTTAGCGCTGCAAGCAGTAGCCGATAACACACAACAAGGGGCCGTCAACGCGGTTAAAAGTGTATATGAATACTATTCGAGTCACCCTACTATTAAGTACCTTGGTAATGACTGCGTGCAGCAATACAACGCTGGTAAAACCTTGCCCAGTATTACCGAAGCCACCAACAGCAATAACACAGCTTCCGCCGACAATGGACACACTACCGTTGGAACTACAGAAGCAATACAAGTAATACAACCAAACCTATTAGAGCGCTGCGCTGAAACAACAGTTCAAGCACTCCAATGTAGGCAATACGTTCTAGACCTCACTAAGGAAACTAACAATGGCAACTAAGTTTGAGAAGTCAAAAAAAGACAAAGAACCTAAAGGTATGAAGGAAGGTTCTAAGCGCGAAGAGGCTTACGACAAGAAACAAGGTAAAAAACCAACCAAGAAATGCTGATACTTGTTGACATGTTAACAAGATAGTAGTATAAGGCAGGTAATGAATAACGAAATTGCTCTTTATAGAAGCTTGATGATTATCCGAAATTCGGACGAGTTCAAGGCTTATCGAGAATGGCTAGAAGACCAGCGTGAGAAATCACGAGATCGGCTCGAAACCACTACCGAAGAGACTGTGCTTAGACAAGAACAAGGTGCATCACGTGTATATAAGACACTAATTGGGAAAATCGAGGACGCCCCAAAGACCCTCGAAAAACTCGTAGACCGTAAATAAGCTGAACACTTCTAACGAAACTCAGTAGATATAGCCGGCACGAAAAGGAGAATAGACAATGGATCAGGACTTGCCAAAGGCAATTCAGAACGAGCTTGCACAAGCTGAAGCGATTGAGAAACAACTGGCAGACGAAGCGGCTTCCAAAGTAGGAAATACCGAACCAGAACCAGAACCAACGCCAACTGAACCCACGGAAGTACCCTCTGAACCAAAACCAGCTGAAGAACCTAAGCCAGCTGTGGATGCGGAATGGAAACAGCGTTATGACATCCTTCAAGGGAAGTACAACGCAGAAGTACCAAGGTTACATGACCAACTGAAATCTCAAGGCGATGTCTTGCAGCAACTTCAGCATGAGCTAGAAGCGCTTAAAAACAAACCAGCAGAGCCACAACAGCCTAAAGAATCACTGGTAACTGACAAAGATGAAGAAACATTCGGATCAGATTTAGTTGACCTTGCAAGACGCGTCTCACGAGACGAAGCTTCGCAAACACTTCAACGAATCAACATGATTGAAAATGCGATTCAACAGTTAATGCAGCTTTCACAGAAAGTAACCGCAGTTGAAACTAACCAAGTACAAACAGCGCAAGATAAGTTTTGGACTTCGATAGCAACAGCAGTGCCGGACTGGAAAGAAATTAACCACGAAGCGCAATGGTTATCATGGCTAGCTGAGTATGACATTGTAGCTGGCAAGACACGACAAGAAAGCCTAGACGAAGCTTCACAACGTTTAGATGCAGACCGAGTCGCTGGATTGTTCAAACTATGGAAAACTCAATTTAGACCTGCAGAACCAGTTAAATCAAATACCGATGCAGAACTCTCTCGTCAGGTGGCTCCACCTAAACAAGGTGCCTCCTCTGTGCCGACACAACAGAAAATTTGGACAGGTGCAGAATATGAACGAGCATACGACCCACGCTTAATTACACAGATGTCAGCCGATGAAGTTGATAGTCTACAAGCCGAGGCCGAACGTGCAGTCCAAGAAGGACGAGTTCGTTGGTAATTAGGTTGGAGCCATAATAAATCATTTTGAGTTGTTAACACGTAAACTAGGAGAATTATTATGGCAGCAACATTTCCAGTAGTATCACCATTTAATACAAGCCCATCTTACTCAGGTGCGTTTATCCCGACCCTATGGTCTGCTAAATTGAACGCTAAGTTCTACAAAGCAACTGTATTCGGCGAAATCGCTAACACAAACTGGGAAGGTGAAATCAAGGGTATGGGTGACAAGATCGTCATCAACAACATCCCAACACTTTCAATCAACAACTACAGCTCTGGTACAGCGTTGTCATACGAAGTTCCAGCGCCAAGCACATTGACTATGAACATCGACAAAGGTAAATACTTTGCGTTCCAAGTGAATGATGTATTGGCATATCAAGCCGAAATCAAATTGATGGATACATTCTCAAACGATGCATCTATGCAAATGAAGATTTCTATTGATAGCACTGTATTGTTCAACACATTCAGCGGCGCAGCAGCAGCAAACAAGGGCGCTAACGCAGGTGTTCAATCTGGCGGCTACAACTTAGGTACTGATGCAAGCCCAATCGCTTTGTCAGCAACTAACGTTCTTTCAACAATCACATCATTGTCTTCAGTATTGGATGAGCAAAACATCCCTGAAACAGATCGTTTCTTGTTGATTGACCCAGCTACTCGTCAATTGTTACTAAGCTCAAACTTGGCACAAGCTCAATTCATGGGTGACAGCCAATCTGTGTTGCGTAACGGTCGTATCGGTACTATTGACCGCTTCACAGTATATGTATCAAACAACTTGCCACGCGGCGCAGCTGCTAAAACATGGGCATCTGGTGATGGTACAGAAGGTAATGCTACAGGTACTACAGAAGCGAAACGTCGTGCAATCGTTGCTGGTCACAAATCAGGTATCAGCTTCGCTTCACAAATGACTAAGGTTGAAACTGTACGTAACCCATCAGACTTCGGTGATTACATCCGTGGCTTGAATGTGTTCGGTTACACAGTAACTAAACCAGAAGCATTAGCTTACGCTGTTGTAGCTTAGTTGTAAGAAATAACGGGTGGGGGTTCTCCCCACCCTTTTACCAATCAGGAGAATTTAAATGGCACAAACTTTAGAGTCCGTATTGAAACAGCTTGGCAGTGATGCGAGTTTAACTGGCGGACGAATCATTGTTTACCGTGATGGCAAACACACAGACGTAGGTGGTCTTGGACTACATGACGGCGTGTTTAATTTAACAGAACAAGGTATCGCTTTGTTAGGTGAAGCTCCAGCGGAAGAAGAGCCTAAGAGTTCAGGTAAGGGTAAGAAAGCAGTAGAGAAAGCCGTTGAAGTACCAGAAGAAACACTAGCTGAAAAGCTAGATGCCTTGGAGTAATACATGTCATATACCATGCAAAACGTAGTTGATAAAGCGCGAGTCCCGTTAAACGACGCGGCTAAAGACCGTTATACCGACGACGCTTTGCTTGGGTATGCTAACGATGCAATTTTGGTTCTACGTAAACGTAGACCAGATTTATTTCTAGGTCGTTGGGCAGTTTTGCCAAACGCTTTAGCGCTCACAGACGCGTTCCCTGTAGCAGACGAGTATGTGCCAATCATGGCTGATTACGTCGCCGGTCGCGCAGAGCTTGTTGATGATGAAAACGTGGATAACTCTCGTTCATCAGCGCTTATTAACTCGTTTATTAGTGGGATTACAACCTAATGAAACTATGGGCTGACTTTTTTGATTATGTGTTAGCGGAACTTCCGGGAGTACCGCAAGACGTCGCTACGCTTCACATTAGAAACGCAGCTATAGATTTCTGTGACCAAACCGGCGTTTACGTATATGGCGCTGATCCGATTGATATTCAATCTGGCGAAGCAGAGTATGACTTAGAACCTCCATCAAGTAATTATGATGTTGCTCGCGTTGGTTCAGCATGGGTTGAGACAAACGAACTAACCCCAATGGGTGAAGATATGCTCAGAACCAAAATGATTAACTGGACTGAGCAAAAAGGTTATCCGCAAGGCTTCATGCATACTAACCCAAATGAGATGCGCCTTGTTCCTATCCCTGATAGCAATATTAGTGGGGCCTTAAAAGTCCGTTTGGTACTACGTCCAGCAAGAACAGGCCGAGGCGTAGAAGATTGGATATTTAATAAATACGTGGAAACGATTGCGTCAGGCGCTAAGTATCGCCTTGCATCAATGCCACAGAAACCATGGTCTAGCGCAGATGTAGCTAGCTACCACGGCAAGATGTACGAAGCAGGTATCCAAGCCGCAACTTCAGATGCATCTAAGAGCTACACCCGCGCAAAACTTCAAGTGTATTTAACTAGGATTGTATGAGCGAATTTAAATTAGGCAGTGAGCCAAAGTCCATGCAAATCGAAGCCGTAGTTATTCGTGCTAACGGTAAGCGTGAAGACCTCGGTGTTATTTCATACTGGAATAGGAATCCTCTATTACGGGCATGGTTTTGGGTAAGAAATATTTTTAGGAGATAGATATGGCAACAGTATTTGCAAATGCCGGTAAAGCGATCGTATCCGGACGATTACTAGGTGCAACGCCTTCACAGGCCGAGCCAAAATATTTAGCTTGGGGTACAGGCGCAGGTACATCAGCAGTAGCTGACACTACTTTGTTTACTGAGACAGCTCAAGAAGCACGCACTACATGTACAACCAGCCAAGTTACTACAACTTTGACTAACGATACGTTCCAAGCAGTTGGCACTATCACTGTTGCTACCGCAGCTAAGACAATTACAAACGCAGGTTTGTTTGACGTTACAACATCTAGCGCAGGTAATATGTTGATGAAAACAGACTTTACAGGTATCGCATTGAACGTGGGTGACTCTATCCAGTTCACAATGAAGCTTCAATTTACTTAAGCCTAAATGCTTAATAGTTACTTAGTAAATGCGGCAGTTGCTAACGGTACTGGTACATCCCAGACAACCGTATCAGCCATCGCATTTGCTAGTAGCGTTTCGTTTTACAATAGATTATGTACAGCATTTAGAATAGGTGCTGTAAGTAGCAGCAACAGTTTATTTCTTACTCGATTTGTAAAACCGGTAGCGTATACAAAACAAGCAGTTTCATCCGTATTAACAGGTCGATATGTATACAGATCGTTTGTAGCTACAGTAAGTAATGTTTTAAAAGTTGCTCTATACGTAGCGTATACCGCAGCGACTGTAGCTAGTAGCGTTACAGGCTATTTCAAATATGTGCGCAGCATATTTACGTTGCCAGTATTTAGCGCCGCAGGTAAGAACGCTTTAGACTATAACCCTATTGATGGGTTTGTGATGAATGGCTTTGCACTAAATGACGGCGTAACTAACTACAAAGAAGAACGAGTAATTATCGGAATCATTGTACAAGCTATAACTTCTGTTGCAGCGTCTACAGTTAGATATGTAAGTAGGTTCTTTAATACCCTAGCAAGTAATACGCTAAAAGTAGTTAAGTCGTGCCAAGTTTCATTTAAAGCTACGGTAGAAGAGTTACAAGCAGTTATTAAACTAGCTAGATTGATAGAAGTCGCTGTGGCATCAGAAGCAGTAACGTACATTAAATTTTTACGTGTAGTGATAGCTACGCTTGTAGCCGGCAGTTCGGTCAAAGCGATTAAGATGGTTAAACTTCCATCACAGGTAGCCGCAGCTTCAACTAAATACGTATCCAAGAAGTGCGGACTAATAAAGAACACAGCTGCATATACGCTTAACGAATTAGTACGAACAGTTGGAAAACCTATTAAAGTTACAGTTTCAAACACAGCTACAGCATTTAAGCTACGGGTTGTTGAACGGATAGTATCTACAGTCGTTAAAGTTTCTTACATTAGATTTATGTGGAATTACTCTTCAGTAATCACCATAGTAAAAGCCTCAAGAATCAGATTGGCATTCTTGGTCGGAGTAAGAGTATTAAGCCAATGGATTATTGGATTGTTTAGGTCGAATACAACCTACGTATGTGTTAACATGTCAACAATACACGTGGTAGACAAATACGATCCGATCGTTGTACCACCAGAAGATACGGAGATTGTGTGATGGATATTTTTGATAAACAACCTGCAGATGTAGTCGATATAAATATCGACCTTTCTCAGTATCTACCTTCTACTGATTCCATCGTTAATGCGGTACCAAGTTTTGAGGGTACAGATGACGGAATACTAGTATTAGGTACTACCGCTATCAACAACACAACCAAAGTTGTTACACAGTGGGTTTCAGGTGGGACGGACGGTAAAAGTTACCATGTTGCAGTTACTATCACTTCGGCTGCGGGGCGAGTAAAGCAAGTGGATTTTAAAGTTAAAGTGAAGGAGATTTAATATGCCAGCATTAGTCACCAACAATGCTTCAGGTACGCTTGCTTCAGGTATAACCGCGGTAGCTACCACAATGTCATTGGGGACAGGGCAAGGCGCTCTATTCCCAGCAGCTTCAGGTACATCAGTATTCTGGGCAACGCTAATCAATTCAAGCAACCAACTAGAGATCGTTAAAGTCACTGCAAAATCTGGCGACACATTTACGATTGTTCGTGGTCAGGATGGTTCAACAGCTCGTGCTTATAGTACAGGCGATAAAATCGAACTTCGTCCTACGGCAGCACTATTTAACGCCAAGCTCGATGCAGATACAGCAGCACTGACGTATGCTCCTCTAGGAGGCACTGGTGCTTCAGGTACTTGGCCTATTTCAGTAAGTGGTAATGCGGCAACAGCATCAAATGCTACAAACCTAGGTGGTAATGCTGCAGCAACATATGCTCCATTAGCCTCTCCAACGTTTACTGGGACTCCATCAGGCCCAACTGCTGCAACTGGTACTAACACTACACAGTTAGCAACTACAGCTTTTGTACTACAAAACGGTTTTCCAGCAGGTACACGTCTAGCGTTCCAACAAACAGCAGCACCAACGTTTTGGACTAAAGATACAAACGCGGCGATCAACGATGCAATATTGCGTTTAGTTACAGGCACCGTTGGCTCAGGTGGTTCTACAGCGTTTAGTTCGTTTAACAGTCAGTCTTCCGTAGGTGCAACAACACTTGACGGCAATATGATTCCAAGCCATAGCCATAGTTTGTCGTCTATCTACGCTTCGTCTGGTAAAGCAATTGGTGCTGGTGATGGCGCATTTTCTGGTACCCGTTCGTCTCCTTCAGGGTATTCAACACAAGCATCAGGTGGCGGCGGTTCACATACCCACGGCATTACAAGAAACATTAAATACTACGATTTCATCATCGCATCTAAGAACTAATTAGGAAGAATAACTATGAAACTCTCTATTATCGCTTTAGACAAAGCAGTTTATGAAGACGGACTAAGCTATTCTGGCCTAGCCCTAGATACAGTACCTCAAAATGTTCGAGCGCTTCAGTGGGATACAGACGCTGGGCATATCGAATATAACGATGGTACCCAGAACGAAGAAATCACTTCTCTTCCAGACTGGACAGCTGGTGCATTGGAAGAATGGCAGCATGCGTATGATGTAGCGCACGAACCAGCACCCCCAAACACGTTCGAGGAAGAAATTATTGCAGCACATGCACAATTCCCAGCTATGAATGATGACGCTATTAACCAGCTTTTAGCAAACAAGTACCAAAACCTAGTGATTACAAAAACAGTACGTGCAGCAGATGCTACTATAATTGGTATCAGCGTTGAAGCTACAGCAGGTTACGATAACAACACTGGTGCAATTGGCCTCTTATCATTAAGAACATGTACCAATGACGCAATTGCACTAGGCGTGCCAATGCTTTCAATTTTGTTACCTAGAGAAGGCACAATCACAAAAGATCAGTTTGCTGATTTCTTGTTGAGCATTTCTCCGTACAACAAGATTATTTACGGTGACAAAGCAAACTACGTTTACCAAGACTGGAACATCCCATTTGCTAAAAACCGTAAGCGCACAATCATTAATACTGAGCGTACTGAACGAGTAAATTCTGGTATCACATGGAACGGTTACAACTGGAATACAGACGATGTCAGCCGTTCAAACCTAGTAAATGCTTTAGCTGTAGTTAACGCAGGTGGTCAGCTTCCAGCCGATTTTGTATGGCGCACCGCTGATAACGTAAACGTAGCTATGGATGCAGCTGGATTGAAAGCGCTTAATGAAGCTGTAGCAACTCAAACTAATGCTTTCTACCAAGAATCTTGGAACCGTAAGGCAGCATTAGACGCTCTTCCAGCGGATTGTACATATGCGGAGATTGACGCAATTTAAGGGTGATTAAAATGGCTATTAGCAATGACGTTAAAATTAAGTTGGTTCAAGCGTTTGTATATGTATCAGCAATTTTGACTCTAGTGTTTGCTTGGGATACCCAGTTAGTTATTAATAGTTTGGTGATGGGCTGGGTATTATTTGGTTTAGGCGGAAGTATTTGTTTGCACAAGCTCTCTTCACACGGAGCTTTTAAACCTAAGAATAGGCTTATCAAATGGTTTATTTTGTGGTGCGGAACAATCGGTTCTTTAGGTAGCACAATCTGCTGGGCTGCCGGACATCGTGAGCATCATCAGCACGCGGATAAAAAGACCGACCCACATAGGCCGTACGGTTCTTTTTGGCACAAGATAAAGATGTGGTTCTACTATTTTCCGACTTGGAAAATAAATCCAATGATTGTAAAAGACTTGTTGGAAGATAAAGACCACCAGTTTTTTCATAGGCACTACTACAAGATTATTCTTAGCTATGTAGTTTTACTGGCTTTGATTAATCCAGTATATGTTGGGTACTTCTATGCGATACCTGTTGTGTATACATTATTTGGTATTAGTTGGGCTACGGTAATTGCACACGTTCCGCAGCTTGGGTATTTGTCATGGAGAACATATAACACTCCAGACTACACGTACAACAGTAATTTTTGGAACGTGATTTTAATGGGTGAGGGATATCACAATACTCACCATGCATGTCCATGGTTATGGAATAACGCGTTGTACAAAGGCGAATGGGATGCTTCAGCTTGGGTCATTAAGTTGATTGGAATCCCAAACGACTTGCCGGCAAAACCGCACAAACCACCAAGAACAGGCAAAGCTTTACGTGATGAAATGGCAGCTGTACGTAAGAAACTACAGGAAAGCGGAGATGAACTTTAAGCTATCTCACAGTGATAAGGTAAAAATACTGCAAGCAATATGCATAGTCGGGCTGCTAGCTATACCGATTTGGTTCGATGCAAAATTGTTGGTAGTAGGATTAATACTTGGGTGGGTATTTCACGGTGTAGGGTTATGTGTAACGTTACACAGGTTGTGTACTCACAGAGCGTTTGAACCTAGAAACAGTGTAGTAAAAAGTTTTCTACTTTACGTATCAGTTCTTTGTACGCTAGGGAGTCCGATAGCATGGGCTGTGACGCATAGAGCGCATCACAAATATACAGACCTAGTAAACGATCCTACGTATCCTCATGGCAATGCTTGGCACGTGATTAAAAACTTTTTTTCGTACTATGACAGTGTAAAAGGCGAGAAGCTTTGTGCTAAAGACTTGTTTACAGATAAACAATATTTGTTTTTTCACCGTAATTATTTTAAGCTTTTAGCAGTATATGTTTTTGGGTTACTACTAGCTTCACCTGTTTACATAGTCTACTTTTACGCGGTTCCGGTAGTCTTTAGCGTTGTATGTATTGGATGGGTTTCAACACTAGCACATCTGCCAAAGCTATCAGTGTTTGGGTATAGGAATTTTGATACACCTGATACTACATACAACAGCCATTTTTGGCAGGTAGTAACAATGGGCGAAGGTCTACACAACAATCACCACGCAAATGCAGGTAATAGAAACACAGCTATCAAGTGGCATGAATTTGATATTGCCGCGTTGATAATAAGAATGATTGGTAAACCAAATGTTTAAACTATTAAGGCATCAAGCAGTATGTCTACCTTCCGATAATAACAAGATTGAGCGCATAACGCGCTATTCACTATCATTCCTAATCGACAGGGTATGTATAAACATACTAAAAAAAGAAATTCCATACTTACATAGTCATCCTTGGAATTTTGTAAGTATCGTACTTTGGGGCGGATACAAAGAGACAAGATTTATAGATGGGAAGATAACTGAAGAGATACACAAACCAGGCTCAATTATTTACAGAAAATATGATGACTTTCACATAGTAACGCCATTAAAAGATAAGGCAATAACGTTATTTTTTAGGTCAAAGCCGCTAGTTAAAGCATCGCAATATCTAATTAATGGCGAAATAGTATCTGATACAAAGTTTTGGCTATCTCAAGGCTACTCTAAAGAAATGCTCAAACAATCCTATCAAAAAATGTACAACAGTAAATAATAAGGAGAAAACCAAATGGATACCGTAGAAAGCAAGGTCAAGCAAGTAATAGTAAAAAGCATTAAAGGTATAGACGTTGATAAGATAAAACCAGAATGTACGCTTGAACAGCTTGGAGCCGATTCTTTAGACGCCGTAGAAATGATTCTTGCAGTCGAACAAGAATTTAAGATTTCCATTTCAGAAGACGACTTTGAGAATCTTGATACTGTAGCGTCAATCATAAATCTAGTTAACGAGAAAACAAATGGCTAAGGACGCAAAAATACTATGCCCAATGATGGGCGGTGAATGTATTGAAGACGGTTCTATAAGAGATGGTGAATTAGTAGCGTGTCGATTCTGGGTGCATGTACATGGTAAGAACCCTCAGACAGGCGAAGATGTTAGGAACGGTGATTGCGCAATAGCTTGGACACCAATGCTTCTAATTGAAAATAGTAAAGTAAATCGAGAGACTGGTGCAGCAGTAGAATCGCTTCGAAACGAAAACGTGACTACAGGGCAGCAGATTACAGGTGCGTTAATGCAAGTAGCCACTGCTAAAAATGCGGGGTTGCTAGAGTAAAGGAAGATTATGCCAGCATACAGACTAAAACAATTTGCGGGTCAGGTACCTAAAACTGATCCACGTGAGATTCCAGCTAATGCTGCTCAAGACGCTACTAATGTGTTTTTAACTTCAGGTCGTATTGATCCGATGTACCAACCGCTTCAAGTAGCTAATATTGTTTCGTCTGTTGCTAAAACTATCTACCGATTATTTAACGGCTCTAAGTCAGTATGGTTAAGTTGGAACGAGCAAGTAGATATTGCAGAGTCTCCAGTGTATATAGCAAACAACTCTCGTATCGCATATGCATCACCAGAATTTGAACCTAGGCAGACAGACCTTACGTTGGCATACGGTGCTTTTCCGTACCCTTCAAATTGTTATGTACTTGGAGTAACTCCACCAGTTACAGCGCCTAATCTTGTAGCCGTTGTCGGCGGGTCTGGTACAGTGGAAGAGCGTTCGTACGTTTATACGTTTGTAACCCAGTGGGGCGAAGAATCGGCTCCATCTCCAGCAATGTCACTAAACATCACAGCAGGAAGTTTTACTGGGTCTATATCTGCGACAACGCTAACAGTAAGCGATGTGTCTTCAGGGTTACTTGCAACTAGTCAAGTTGTTACTGGTACCGGAGTGGCTACCAACACAATGATTACAGCGCAACTTACATCCACTAGTCCAGTAGTAAATACACAAGTTTATTCTGCCGGTGGAGCCGCTGGGTCTTCATACTTACTAATTGATAACCCTCTAGGGCTAAGTATTGGGCAGTACGTAGGTGGTACAGGTATAGCTGTAGGTACGACTATTACGGCAGTAACTGGTAACATGTTAACGCTATCCAACCCGCTAACAGCTCAAGCAGCTGGTGTATATAGCATCTATTACTTCTACCCGTCTGCATACACTAACTATGGTTCTGGTGGTGCCGCTGGCGCTTCAACATTTGATGTAACTAGTAATACAGGTATAGCCACTGGACAGCTTGTCACAGGCACTGGTGTTCCAGCTAATACAACGGTAACAGGAGTGTCGTCAACAACGGTTACATTATCTAACCCGCTAACAGCGCAAGCATCGGGAGCATATTCATTTAACACTAGGATTACTACCGTTAGCTATAAAGCTAGCGGAGCTACCGGTGGCGGTTCTATCACTTTAAGTGCTATCGATGGTTTTGTCGTTGGACAGTTTATCTCTGGAACAGGTATTGCATCTGGCACAACTATCACTTCAGTGGATACTGAAACAAAAACAATCACGCTATCTAATTTACTACTTGTTCAAGCAGCGGGTTCATATAGCGTTTACGCGTCAGGTCTAGCTGGAACATACACAGTCAGCATCTCACAAACTGTTGCAAGCACTGCGATGGCTAACAATACTACACATGCGTTTGCAAACGGTACGTGGAACATAGACCTTCCAGACACATCTCCAAGCAACGAGTACTTTATTTCTGCAGCTGCTAAGGCCCCCGGTGTTGTAGTTTTAACGCTTAATACTGTATTTGGTTTAAGAGCGATGGAGACAATTACAATTACTGGTGTGACTTCTGGCATGACAGATTTGAATGGCACGTTCCAAGTTCAGTCTGTAAATACCGCAGCTAAACAAGCGACTATTGCTTTAACAACTTCGCAGACATATACATCTGGCGGTATGGCAACTAGAGCAGCACCGCACAACATTACCGGTATGATGAAGCGTGTATACCGCACTGTAACTACATCTACAGGAACTACATACTATCAAGTAGGCGAAGATATTTCTGCGCTTGTTACAGCGTTCTATGATTCATACATAGACGTCGGTGCGCCATTAGTTACATCTGGTTGGGCAATGCCTCCAGCTAACTTAAAAGGTCTTGTTACACATCCATCTGGTGCAATGGTTGGTTTTGTTGGTAATCAGATTTACATGTCTATGCCATATAGTATTTACGCATGGCCTATTACCCAAACAAACACTATCGACTTTAATATTGTAGGGTTGGGCGTATTTGGACAAACAGTAGTTGTTACTACTGACGGGCATCCATACACAATCACATTTACTGATCCAGCGGCGGCGACACCTCAGAAACTAGATAAAGACTGGGCATGTTTATCAGCTCGCGGTATCGAGGTGTTTAACGAAGGTGTGTTTTACCCTACTAACTTAGGTCTAGTTTACATCGGCTCTATGGGCGCCAATTTAATTTCAGAACAGTATTTTTCTCAACGTGACTGGGAAAAACTAAACCCAAGTACGTTTGTGTCATGCCACTATGATGACAGATATTATGCTGCTTACGACGACGGGATTGCACCTAAAGTAATGGTGTTTTCTAAATCAGAAGGGATTACATACCTTAACCTGCAGCCGACAGCCATGATTACAGACAGGCAAGACGGTCAGGCATATATGTCTAGTAATGGTTACGTAGCCAAACTGAATGCTAACGTCGGACTGTTTATGCCGTATAGCTGGAAGAGCAAAGAGTTTGTAGAGTCAAACCCAGTAAACTTAGGGGCATGTAAAGTAGATTTTACTGGTGCAGTATCGCCAGCAGTTGAAGAGGCTATTGCAGCGCAGAACGCAATAATTGTTGCTAAGAATGTAGTGATTTTAGCTAACCCGCTAGGCACGCTAGGTGCTATGAATAACGCGCCTCTGAACGAATACAAAGTAGCTGGTTCATTATTGTGGGATACATTGTCAGCCGGCGTTGATGGGTACTACTTATCAGTATCGCTTTACGCAAATGGTGTACTGCAGTTTACTAAAAAAGTAACTGATAACCACGTATGGCGTTTTCCAGCAGGACTTAAATACGACAACTATTCAATCGGTATTACTGGTACAGCTCCTGTTAAAGCAGTTGTTATCGGTGGTACACCTATGGAGCTAAAACAAGCATGAAGAAGCCAGCTATCCCTGCGGTACCGTTTGGAACACAGCAGTATGAATACCTTACAGCAGTTAAACAAAATATTGACATGCTTTCTGGAAAAGTGGGTGGAAAAATTAGCACCCTTGGCGGGCAAGCAACTCTGGGCGACGTGATAAATAAATTGAACGAGGTTATTGACAAGCTGCAATCTTAACTTGCTTACATGTTAACAATATGGTATAAGGCAGTATGACAAAACGCATCCTTTGCACCGAGTCCGATAAGGTTCGCGTAGGCGAATGGGTGTTTGCTCGCACAGGCGGAAAGTTCCTTCCAGAGATAGCACAGGCAATAGGTTTAGAGAAAGACGGCGAGCTTATTGCAGGGGCCGTTTTTGAGAGTTGGAACGGTGCTGTTGTATATGGGCATTTAGCAATTGCTAATAAGTACGGCATTAATCGCGAGTTCCTAAAGTTCAACTTCCAATATGTTTTTAATCAGCTAAAAGCTAAAAAGTTAATAGGCATGGTAGCAAGCACAAATACAGATGCTATCAAGCTAGATGAAAACTTTGGGTATGTATTAGAAGCAACTATTAAAGATGGTGTACCAAATGGCGACATGCTTATTTACACAATGACTAAAGAGCAGTGCCGATTTTTGAAGGACTAGAACATGAGATATGATCACTTTTCGATGCTGCCTGAAAGGGCATTCCAGCCAGTAGGCAAACGCATGACTCTTGAAGGCGGTGGTAAAGGTGACGCTCCGGCTGCTCCAGACTATTCACAAATTGCAGCATCAAATGAAGCCGCTGCTAAGATTGCGGCAGAATCAGCAGCTAATGATTTAGCATTCCGTAAAAGCGTTTACGCAGACTCACAACCACGTCAGCAACAGCTATATGATTTAGCTAGTCAAATAGCAGGTCGTCAAGTAACGATGATGGATCAGAACCAAAAAATCGCCAACGATAATAACAACTACTACAACAACACATTCCAACCTATCGAATCTCAAACAGTAATGGATTCCATGGGTTCTCAGTATTTAAGCAATGGTGATCGTTTACGTTTAGCTAATGTAATGAATGGTACTTCTGGCCTTACAGGGAACCAACGCACATTGGCGATTGATGAGATTGCACGTAACGCTCAAAACGGTGCAGCAGACCAAGCACGACAACAAGCTATTGCGCAAAGTAACGGCGCATATTCACAGCAAGCACAAAGCCTAGCGCGTATGGGTCTTGACCCTTCACGTTTAGCTGCAGCTGCAGCTGGTCTTGCACAGAACCAAACAGCAAACCAAATTAACGCTGCTAACCAAGCACGTACAAATACGTTTAACCAACAAGCCGGTCTTCGTACTGGTGTAGCTAACTTTGGTCGCAACATGCCTAACACTGCAACACAGGCTTACGCTACTGCCGGCAACATGGGTAACAGCGCAGTTAACAATCAAAACACAGGCTTTCAGTCAGGTCTTCCATACGCTAACTACGTATCTGGTTCAGTACCTAACTCAATCAATGCGGCAAACACTCAAGTACAAGGCAACCTAGGTTTAGGTCAACTAATGAATGGCGCCTACAACACACAAATGCAAGCGTACGCTAGTCAAGGAGACATGCTCGGTGGCTTGATGGGCTTAGGCAGTTCTTTAGGTAGTGCTTACATTATGAGAGGCTCTGATAGAAACATTAAGGAAAACATCAAACGCCTTGGTGAGCTTGATAACGGTCTTGTTATTTACGAATTTGAGTATAAAGAACCGTACAAAAATGTGTGGGGACATGGGCGCAAGATTGGCGTTATGGCTGACGAGGTTGAATCAGTTCTTCCAGCTGCCGTTTCTGTGCATCCAGACGGGTACAAGGTAGTTGATTACAGCATGATTGGAGCAGCGTAATGGGTAACTTTTGGAGAAGCTTTAGCGAAGGCGTCACAATGGGTGACAGGATTAACGATAAGTTAGATAAGTATCGTGTTGGTAAAGAACTACGCGCAATCAATAGTGAAGCACCTACACGCGAATACTCAAATGAAGGGCTAACTGAAATCAATAACTCTGACCCTAATTCAGGTAAAGAATGGGTATCGACAAACAGCGAAGATAACCCACTAGGTATTGGCGGCGGTAGCGGTTATTGGAAAGACTCTGCCGGTAATCAATTTGCTCCACAAGACACACCATCTGTTGATGAAAAAGGTAACTACACATTAGCTAACGGTAAAACAGTTGGTCTTAGCCAGTATCGTCTTGGAGACCAAGTTCAAGACAAGGAGTTTTCCAAACACCAACTGCAAGCATATCGCTTAGAAAAAGCAGCACAAGTAATGGACTCTATGGGTGAGGCAGAGAAAGCGCAACAGTATCGCGCTCAAGGTTTACAGACACAAATGCTTGGTGAGCAGCTACAAAACATGCGTGACCAGACTGATGAGAAAAATCAGTTCAAAGAAGGTTTCAAGAACGCACAAAAGATAACGCTGGGTTGGGATCAGGCTAAACAACAAGCACAGGATTTATACGCCGCAGGTGATGCTGAAGGCGCAGGTAAAGTGTTAATCAACTTTTACAACAAGCAAGTACCTGATGGTACTAATGCCTACATGGATGACTCAGGCCACCTACACTACTCACAGGGTGACAAGTTAACGTCTGCTCAAGCAAACATCTATAACCCAGACACGTTCAAGAAAATGGTTCAAGCTGGCGACTCTCAAGTTCAATCGCATATTAAGTCTCTAATCCCAGTTCAAAGTTTCGAACAAATGATGACTATGCGCACAGCTGATAACCAAGACCGTGGCTACAATGAAGGCGTTCGTCAGTTTGGTATTACAAGCGGTCAACGTGATGCAGAGCTTACTGATAACCGTAACTACCGTCAAGGCACGCTAGACAATGCCGCCGCAGAACTCAAAATGAAACAACCATACTACGCTTCTGAAGCTGGTAAAAATAATGCTGAGGCAGGTTGGTACGCTCGTCGTTCAGGTGGTGGTGAACACGCTTCAGTATGGCAGCCAGTAGGTCAAGATAAAGACGGCACAGTTGTTTCTTTTGATAGAACTACAAACCGACTAGCCCGTACAGATGGTAAGCCAGTTCAAGACCAAAGCTTATTCAGAAAAGTTACCGGTGAAAAAGCTACTAGAGAAATGACTCCAGACGACCTAGTTAAAATCAGATCAATAGCGTCAGAAACACCGGGCTGGGATCAGATGCCCGCTGGTAAACAATCAGAAGTTATCACAGGCATCATGCAGCAGTTTAACTTTGCCGTACCTCAAGATAAATCTGGCGACCCACTAAGTGTAGCTCCACCGGATAAGTCGCCTAGGAAGTCTAATTCTCCAACATCGCAAATTAATCTTAGAGACCCAATGGGACAAGACCTAGGATTTACTCAAGCGGACTTAGATTCAGTTAGACGTAGAAACGGTACACCTACCCTGTCGTCAAACAAAGCGCCTACTAAGGCGGAAATCGAAGAAGCTAGAAAGCATGCGCAAAATAAACCAGCACTAGGATTAAATACCAGCAGCACATTTAGCCCATTTGCTTTGTAACATAGAGTTGGAGTAATACATGGCTTTAATTGATGACATCCGTAAGAAGTATGCTGGTTCCGCCTATGACAAAATGTCAGACTTTGATATTGCTAAACACATCGCTGACAGCTCAGGCAGGAAAGTCGATGCAGTTGCGTATGATTTAGGTATAGACCTATCGTTACCAAAGTCTGATATAGGTAAAGAAATCCATGCTGGTGGTAATAACTACGCCGCTGGTATGCGTCATATTCAGCACGCGCTTACAGGTAACAGTGAGTATCTTGTTAAAGCACTTAACGACTCTGACCGTGCTGAGTTCTTACAAAGCCAGTCTAAAGCCCCGCACTCATGGGACGAAGTAAAGATAGGTGACAGCGATAAAGGTCTTACTAGTTATTTAGGGCAAGGCTTTGCTAGCTCACTTCCTTATATGGCTGAAGCGGCTGGGTATGGTTTAGCTGATTACTTTTCAGGCGGTGCATTAACTCCAGCTATTGTCGAACGCTATGCAGGGCAAGCAGCTTTAAAAGCAGGTGCCAGAGAATCAGTCGCTAAGAACATCGGAAATTCAGCTGCTAAAACAGCTGGCATGACAGCAGCCACATACCCTTCAGCGTTAGGTGATGTTCTATCTAACCAGTACCAACAGTCTGGTGAATACAACATGGGGTATGCTCTTCCAGCAGCCTTACCATATGCAGCGCTTAATTCACTAGGTCTTGAAGGTGCTTTAGCACGCAGGTCTTTCACACGTGGTTTAGTTGAACCAACTACCAGTCGTCTTGCTAATGCTGCTATCGGCTTCGGTCGTACAGGAATTGAAGAGGCTATCGGTGAGACTGGTCAAGAAGTAGTTAACCAGTTTGGTCGTCGTTCTGTAGATAGTTCTTACGACCCTATGGGTGCGCAAGCTATGGCTGCATATAAAGAATCAGCTATTCTTGGCGGATTGATGGGTGGCTTGCCGGGCGGTATCCATGGCGCGTTCCAAAAAGGTAATATCGACCACAGTGACCCAACAGACTTATTGGGTAAACGTACTACTCACGAAGACCAAGCATATTACCAAGCACTTCAAGGAGCTAATAACTTTAAAGCTCCAGACTATTTATCACCTAACGTCAGCCAAGGTGCAGGTGTAGGTACACAAGAATGGATTAACCAGCAAACTGGCGTAGGTGCTAGCTCTAACGTTTCACGTAAAGATGTTGGTGCGGCATTTAACGAAAAACTAGATACGCCTCAGATCGTACTAGATGCTAACGGCACTCCTTACACGACAGACAGCGCAGCCGATGTGTTTGAGTTTGAGCAATTTGGTCGTACATCTAAGAACGCTACTAAAGCGCAAAAAGCTGCAGCACAAGCGCAGCAAAATACACAGAATACTGCACAAAATAATACACAAGATACCGCCAAGGTTGAACCTGCTTGGGACTACGTACATCCAGAAACAGGTGAAGCAGTTCCTAGGGCAGCTGAACTTGGTATTAAATCTATCAAGAAACAACAAGCATACGAGATGGTTGCATCAGCGCTACATGACGGCACTATTGATCAGGCAGAGTTCGAAGCTCAAGTTAATGCGATTCAGACTACACAGAAAATCGGTAGCCTAACTTCACGTATTGAAAAAGAACTACGTGCAGCACGTGAAGTTAAAGCAACAGGTAGCAACGTTTCTACATCCGACTCACAAGCACTAGGCACTGTTCTGAAGAGCATGGTTACGCCTGAGCAATTGAAATGGTGGGAAGCTAGACAAGACCCATTGAATGAAAACAAATCAGACGCAACGATTGCTAAAGAACTAGGCTTCACTCGTCAGAATGGTAGCAAGCTTGCTAAGAACTCACGTAAAGTTGTTGCACAGAAAGTTGCTAATGCCTTTGGTATTACACCAGAAGAAGCTGATGCACGTATCGTAGAACACTTAAAAGCTACAGCGCCTAGGGCAGTTGCTGCAGAAAACAACGCTGGCATGTCACCAGAGTCACAACAGTCAGTCGTTGATAAAACTGACTTAACCTCAAATGATGAGAGTGGCAGCGTACAAAGCATGGGTACTATCAACAGTATAGGTGGCTCTCAACGTGGAAACATGTCTGTAGGTAAAACAGAACTTCCACCGAACTATGTAGAATCAGTTAAACCAAGCAACAACGCAAAAGCAGGTGCAGCTGTAGCCCGACAACAACACATCCAAGCGATGTTAAATGACCCTGAACATAAGAACGCTGCAAACGATTGGAACGACTTTAAGTCTGAAGGCACGCCAGAATTCCACGAGCTTTCACCAGAAGTACGCGCAGATTTTATTTCAGACTACATTGAAATTATCAACGCAAAAGAGGAATATGACTGGACTGACGGTGAAGAACTTCGTCAGATCGAACTTGCGCAACGTGAAGCAGAACAATTACTAGGGAGCAGCGATGTCAGAGATAGCCAAAGCACTGGAAAAGTGGAAGGGAATTCCACCGGAAGTACGCAAACAGATGGTAGAAAAGAATCCGAAGTACGCGCCATTGGAAAGAATGGTAGCACTGATGGAAGCACAAACACCGCAACCACAGACGACGAACTCGCAAGATTAATTGCATCTCAAGAAGAAGACGTACAGTCTGAAAACGTTGATGATAGCGAAACCGAAGACGGCGGAGCAAGACGTTCAGAATCTGGTGCAACAGCTGGCACATCAGTTGTTAACATCAAAGCAACTTTAAAAGCTTTATTCCTATCCCCAGCTAAGTTTGACCAGCTAGTTAAAATCGTACAGTCAGTTAAAGATATTCCAGAAAACGTACGTGCTAACGCGCAACTATCTGACTCTGATAAAACCACACAGGGTTTTGCTTGGGAAGGTAAAGTGTATTTAATCGCTGACAATATCGCTGAGAAATCTACGCTCGCTGTGTTCTTACATGAACTCGGTGTACACGTCGGGCTGGAGAAACTTCTTGGTGAAGATAACTTTAGAAACCTAGCCGCTCAAATTTCAGAATGGTCAGCCCGCACTGATAATTCACTAGAAGCTCGTTTGGCACGTAAGGCAATGGATAGAGTGGAATCAGCAGCAAAAAGCGCTGATAGACGTGGTCAAACATTTGAAGACGGCGACTACTTACACGAGATGATCGCGTACTTTGTAGAAGAGGCCGTACTTGCTGGTGTAGACCCTACTGCAGTGACACATATTAAATCAGCTGGCCTACGCGAATGGTTCCGTAAATTCACCGCTGCTATGAAACTAGGTCTACGTAAACTTAGCCTAGGTCGTTTTGATTTGCTTACAGCACAGAACATCGTTGATATGACCTTCGGTGCAGCTGACCTAGAACTTAACGGTACATGGCATGGCACAGCAGCGGACTTCCGAAACTTCGACCACAAGTACATGGGGTCTGGTGAAGGCGCTCAAGCGTTTGGATGGGGTTCGTACTTTGCTCAACGTAAAGGCATTGCTAACGACTACCTAGCTCAAGACGTCAGAAGAAAATCTAGCCGTGCTACGCACTGGGTTAACGAGAAACGCAGTGAGATTACTAAGTTTGCAAATGTGATCAAAGCCAAGTACACAGAAAAAATAGCTGAGATTCTAAGTAAAGAAGGCGCTCAATCAGGCCACTTAAAACTTGCCAAGCTACTAGGCTTTATCGACATGCAACGGTTTAACATGAACTCTTACGCTGAGTTCCTTGAAGCAATAGGCCAAGAAATTGCTAACGAAAACTTTACCAGAGCTTTTGGTGGTATGCGTATAAATAGCCCCATCATTGGTGATGAAAATTCTAAAATAGCCGCCGTTACGCCAGCAATGGTTAATGAAGCAATTGATAAACTGCTCAAGTCTAAACCTATCGAAGGTTCAATGATGCGAGTTCGTCCTTTGGTGGCAGAAAACGAGCTGCTTGACTGGGATGCACCGCTAGACGAACAACCTGAAAACGTTAAACAAGCCATTGAAAAAATGCCTTTGAGCGTACGCAATCGCGCTGAAAACATCATAGGCGATAACCCAACAGGTGAATCACTTTACCGTGCAATACATGAAGCAGCAGATGAAGGTATGTTCTGGGACGAAGCCGGCGTTGAAGACAAGGGTAGACGTCAAGATGCACAAAAGGTAGCAAGTCTATACCTAGACAAACTAGGTGTTCCGGGCCTTAAGTTCCTAGACCAACCTAGCCGTAAAGCTGTGAAGTCAGGTGATACTGCGGAGAACCTACAACGTAGGATTGATAACTTCAAGGCGACTCTAGCTTCGTTAGAATCTAAACCAGCGTCTGACTCAGCGTTCCAAAAAACTAGAGCAATGTCTAATGACATGCAAATCAGAGCGTTGAAGTTAAACATTGCAGACATGGAAAAACAGTTAGCTGCTATGGGTGATCAGCGTATTACCAATAATATCGTTGTGTTTAACGACAAGAATATCTCCCGCGCAGCAACACAAATTGGTGGTGATTCAAACCGTGTACGCTTCTCACAAACAGACGAAGAAGTACCTGAAGAGCAATCTACTGTACGCAACCCATTAGGTGCTAAACGTAAAGCAGCTATGACAGACATCGGTGCAGCATTTGCTACGGTGACACCTAAGCTTCTAACAAACTACCAACTAGTAGACCAGTTCGGTAAGAAATTAAAAGCCTTGGTTGAATACATGAACTTGAACGACAAGATGACTGTGCTTCAACAAAAGCTAGTTCGTTCTTCACATGACATCCTTGAGAGCTGGAACAAACTATCACGTACTTCACCTAAGATGGCATGGCGTTTATCAGGTGTAATGCATGACGCTACACTTGAAGGTATCCACCCTGATTTGGCATTTGATGATGAGCTTAACTCTCACCTAGATAAAGTTAAAGACCGTGAGAAGTATGACGCATTGAAGTTACGCTATAACGCGTTAACAACAGAAGCTAAAGAAACCTATCAGGCAGTTAAGGCTACGCTTGCAAACAACTGGAAACTACGTAAAGAAATTTACGCTGACGTTGTACGTATGGCATATGCCAAACAACTTGATTTAGCTAAAGCAAACAAAGACCAAAAAGAAATCGACCGCATTGAAGCTAAGATTGCTAAGGAAATCGAAAACCACGCTGACCAAATCAAATCAATCCGTGGCCCTTACTTCCCACTCATGCGTTTCGGTGACTTCTTAGTTATTGCTGAATCTAATGAGTTGCAAGCAGCACGTGAAGAGTTGCAAACTGCAACCGGTGATCGCTTCAAAGAAGTTAAGAAGCGCGTTGTAGCTATGGAGAAAGACGCTAAACATTATCAAGTGCATTCATTTGATAAAGCATCTGAACAAAAAGCTATGGCAGCGAAGCTAGAGAACACACACGAAGTACGTCTAACCAAAGGCGAAGACTACCAACGTGAATTACGCCCATCAACATTCGGTCAACTAGAACAACTAGACAACGTACTTGGTACAGAGTTCGGTTCTAGAGCCAGCGGCATTTCAGCTAAGATTCGTGATGCTGTTACAGAGATGTACTTAAGTTCTATGCCTGAGCATTCAGCACTTCAACGTCAAATCAAACGTCACGGTATTCAAGGTGCTTCTCAAGACATGATGCGCTCGTTTGCCGAGCTGATGGAACGCGATTCATTCTACCTATCACGTATGCGCTTTATGCCAGAAATCACGTCTAGCTTGTACAAGATGAAAGACGAGTCTCGTGCTAGCAACGAGTTACGTGACGTATACAACAACGTTAAAGCACGTATGGCGATGGACTTCTCATACACCAGAGCGCCTGTAGCAGCATTTGTATCTAAGCTAAGTTCTATCTGGCACTTGGGTATTTCTCCATCATACCTACTGATCAACGGTACACAGCCTTGGACTATTACCATGCCGCAACTAGCTGGTAAGTTTGGCGGTGCAAAAGCATTTGGTGCTATGCGTTCTGCTTGGGCTGATTCAGTACGAATTATTAAAGGAGGTCGAAATGGCGAATTCTTTAGTCTATCTAATGCTGATTTGTCTAAGACGCTTGCTGGCGACGAGTTACGTATGGCGACAGAGCTTCAAGACTTGGGTAAGTTGGACATCGCCCAGAACATTGACACTGAAGTGTACGCTTCAGGCACTGACCCTAAATGGATTCGCGCTCAACGTGTCTTTAACTGGGCTTCTCATAACATCGAGCTAACCAACCGCTTGTCTACAGCTTTGGCAACATACCGCTTAGAACGTAGCCGCGGGGCTACACATGAAGACGCAACATCAAAAGCACGTGAAGGCATCGAGCTTACGCAACTTACGTATGACGATACAAACGCAGCGTACTTTATGAAGTCCGGTCACTTAGGTGGTTGGAACCGTATGCCTATGCAATTCCGTAAGTACCAACAAGGTATGATTTACTTACTAGTACGTAATGCTAAAGAAGCGTTCAAAGGTGATAAAGAAGCTCAACGTTCTCTAGGTTACTTGTTGATGATGCAGTTAGCTACGGCAGGTGCAGCAGGTCTTCCACTCGCGTTCCCACTAGCGGTAGTCGGTAGTTTGTTTGGTGATGATGACGACGAAAAAGGTGACTACGCTACACAAGTACGTAACTACCTAGCTGACATGCTCGGCCCAGATGCAGCACGTGTATTCTGGAAAGGTCTACCAACAATGCTCGGTGTAGACATCTCACGTAATATCGGTATGGGCGATTTGTTTAACCCACTTCCAATGATGCGCTGGAGCGACGTTACTAACGCTAAGACAGGTAAAGACGCTGTATCAACTCTACTATTCAACGCAGCTGGCGCACCTTTCGGGACTATGGCTGATATGCTTGAAGGCATCCAAATGGCTAGCCACGGTGAGATTGAACGTGCCGTTGAGAAGCTGCTACCTAAGTTCTTGGCATCACCAGTTAAAGCGGTTCGATATGCAACCGATGGTTTGACCTCACGCAGCGGTAACGTTGCAGTTGAATCGGATAAGTTTGATGGTTGGGACTTGGCATACAAAGCGCTAGGCTTTAGCCCAGTAGTTGAGTCAGAACATTACGCAGCACAAAACTCTAAAGAAGATGTAGCTCAAGCAATCAATGCTCGCCGTAAAGAAATTTATAGCCAGTACGCTCAAGCTCGTTTATCTGGTGGGAATGCTAGTGAAGTCCGTGAAGCAGTTGCGAAGTTTAACTCAGACCATCCAAAACAACGCATCACGCAAGAGCAGTTACTTCAGTCATTGCAACAACGTCGTAGTAGTAAGAAAGAATACGATGAAGCTGGTGTTCGATACAGCAAACGTGACAAGTCTCTCAAAGGCATTGATAGATTTGCATACTAGAGTAAATACTGATTAAACACCAATCGCATATAACCGGCAGGGCAGCTGAGGCGTACGTTAGATATGATTTATCAAAGCGTGGATATGTTGTCTGTGCCGGATACGAAGGTGCGCCGTATGACCTACTTGTAGATGTAGGTAAAAAGTTTATCCGCATACAGGTAAAGGGTACGGAGAAAGTGTCGCAAAAGAAATCAGGCGCTTACTATACGCCAACGTATAAATTCAGTACCGCTGGAATTAAACCAGAATGTGATGTTGTTGCTTTAGTTGCGTTGGATATTGAAAAGATTTGGTACGCTGGGCTAGAAGACTGCCTACATAAAGACAAGATTTGGGTGCCTACTAAGCGGATGGTTCTTGGGTCTGATGCCGCACTTCTCTCCTCAGTCCAGCAAGGTATGTACCCCATAACCTCCATGCCGCCTTGCGCTCTGGTAAATACTCCGCGTGGTTGTACACAGCCATCACACCTTCCATTGTGTGATTCAGCATCTTCTCTGTAACGTGTGGCATTACACCTTTATCGTTTAGGTGAGTAGTAATCGTTCTACGGAAATCATGTGGCGTGTAACTAACGCCTCTTCGTTTTATTGCCCGCGCCATCACTCGATGGTCTCCAACGTAAGGTGGCGGAACAATTTTAAGAACCATTCTGGCTTGAGGCGAGAGGTATACTTTATGCAGCTTTTTATTCTTGTTACCTTTTTGATCGGTGGGGATGTGCCACCAGCAACCGTTGATCTGTGCTTTACAAATCCCAAGTACCTCACTGGCTCGTTGACCTGTAAGTAACGCAAGTGCCAAAGCAGCACGAGTTCGATAATCCATTCGTGGTGTACGTAGTTCGATTATTAGCTGTTTGATCTCGTCTACCGATAAAACTTTAGTACGTGGCTTCTCTTTACCACCAACAGCTTTTTTAGTTAACGGCAGCAGAACATTATTTTCTATGTCACCGCGTTCAACAGCGAAACCGAATATAAGTTTGATGTCAGTCAGCACCCTGTTTGCCATGATGGGTGAACCGCGTTCTACAATCGTTTCTAAAAGCTTGGCAACTTCTGCCCTTTTAACCGTTCTAATGTCTCTGGAGCCTAGTACGGGCTTAATTTCTTTTTTATACTTGTACATAAACTGCTCTGGATTTACGTACCTCCTCTTAACATGTTTGTAGAAGGCTGTGAACACTTTATCAATGGTTGGGATGTCTTCTGAGATACTTTCTGGGGTATGGACAAAGTTTGTGGCAAGCTTTCTGGCATCGGCTAGTCCCAAATTGGGATAGTCACCGAGCTTAATCCATTTGCTTTTGTGACGATACAAAAATTCTTTACGCCCAGAAGTGTGAACTCTAAGATATAATTTTTTACCAGCCAATATAAACTGGTCTTTGTCAGTAGGCTTTAAGCCTTTTAATTCTTTATCGGTCAACATGTAAAGAAGTTTACAGTATTATGGAATCTGTGACAATTTCTGTGACACTTTGGAAAATGCTTGGGGGTATTACGGGGTGGGGTATTTGGTATTAAGTGCTTGATTTACAAAGCAACAGGTACCTTATGCAAAGTCATGTTTCTACCCCTTTTTTGCCTACGAACCAAGGGGTCAGGAGTTCGAATCTCTTCGGGCGCACCATAAAAATCAAGGGGTTAGCATCACTGCTAGCCCCTTTTTGCATCAATCTGTGACACTTTCTGTGACACTTTTACTTTTGCTTAAACTTCCTTGCAGCGACAGCCTCATCAAAATCAATAGCCTCGCCAGACGTTGCTACGACGCCGCTTCCGGACAGTTTATGAATATCAAACTCTAGTGCGTACACTGGTGGAAGCTGCACTGTCGTGCCTGTACCTAAGCGAACCATCTTACCTGTGACACATATAGGCGCACCTTGTTTCGGGTTCTCCATGATGTAGCCATAAGTTTTCAAGTCGTTAGTCATCCAACCTACATCAACATCGCTATCGCGGCACCAATCTGCTAGTGCTTTACGCTCAACAATCAATCTCGGTTTAGCTTTATCAAGTACACGCCTTGCTACTGGTGGCGCTCTTAACTCTGCTTGTGGATGCTCTAACCCGCTACGTGAATCACCAAATGAATCTGTGACAATCGTACGATTGATTAACCAACCTAAGAATGATGATAGGTACTCTGATGCTGAGAACGTTGCTTGTGAACGTTTGTTACGTAATGACATGATGTGTTCTTCAGCCCAGTCTTGCACAGCCTTCAAATCAAAATCATGTAAGCCCATCATCTTGGATAACTTACCAGCGAACATAACGGTACCGACTAGACGACGGTAGTAACGCTCATTCTCTTCACCGCCTTCTGGTGCATAACGCATCACGTACTTGTTACACTTCTCACCAATCTCATCAGACTTATTGATAAGAGCAGTTAACCAGATACGACCAACCGTACCGTACTGTGTATTTAGTAATGTCTCAGCTGCTTCTTGATCACGTACAAACTTCCAGCCTTTATCAGAATCCGTGTTGATACTGAAACAACGTAATGATGTAGCCTCATGTACTTCACGACGTACGCCATTAAGCACTTGTTCGAACGGGCTTTGGCATGTAATAAATGTTTGAGAGTTCCAATACAGCTTCGATATAGCACTTAATTCGCCGTTTTGTTTTAGACGGATTTTATTCTTACCAGCTTGGATTGAGTAGAACAGCGCAGCTAGCTCATGTGGCGGAATACCAGTAATCTCATCGAATACAAACGGCAAATTCTTAACACGACCTAATACTTGAATACGTGCATTGGATGTCGTACCTTCACCATTGGCTTGCATCTCAAGTGAACCCGGCGGCCCGTATATCGAGCATGCTACGTTTGCAACCTTCGTCTTACCATTACCACCACGACCTGATAGACCAATCGGAATACCATGCCAACCTTCCAAACCCATGATCTGAATTAGAGGTGATGCGAAACCGGCTAAGATACAAAACTGCGCAGCTTCACCGCCTTTATGGTTGTACAAGTGATTTACTTGCGCTGTCCATTCAGCTGCAGTTCCGCTAACGTCGTTGAGACTCTTGCCGTGGGTCTTACCAGTGATACCCTCAATGTCTTTTACAACATCAATTTGGATTTCACTATCTTTAGTAATGGCTAAGTTACCGATAACAAACCTTGCGTTACCTTCATGCCATCCATATGAATCATAGATTGCTGTCTCAATTTTGTTGATACGCAAGTTTTCAAGGTGTGTTCTTACATAGTCTTGTAGCATATCGAGTCCGTACCTACCTATTGTATATATCTCATGTGCTGCGAATGCTGCGCCGAGTAAATTCTTCTGAGCAATAAGTGATGTTTCAAATTCAAATGTACGCCATTCATTCTGGTATACCTGACGCGATACACGTGCAACCATCACACCATCTACGTTTCTAACGCGCATCGTGATAATGAAAAGCTGTGTAGTAAATGGTACGTACTCAACAACACCATCTTTGTTGACCTTGGCTTGCTTCAGGAAGTAGCCGTCCCACTCAAACCCTTTTGGAAGTTTGAACTTGTCAATGACTGCTGTTTCTTCTGTGACACTTTCTGTGACATCTGCAACGATTTCAATTTCTTGTTCCTCATCGTTTACAACCATGCCAAGTTGTATAGGAGACTTTACTTTTTCTGCGTGCTTACAACCGTTACATTTCTCAGACAGTTCACTAAAGTGCTGACACGTAGCTGGGCCAGAAGTCCAACCATCAATCTTTTTCTGTGTAGAGTCGTATGAATAACGCTCATCACCTTTACTCCACTCGTGAGCAAGCTCGTCGCCTTCAGTACAATTCTTAACTACACCAAGCATGGCACGCCATAGCGGTTCTGGTACGTCACCTTTTTTCTCAGCCACTTCTGCCAACGTAGGGCAGAACTTAATTACTTGATACGCTGATGATGGTGGATACTCAACTGGTGCGCCTAAGTCGTTAGACAATTCAAACAGCGAACTGAACTTAGGTTTCTCAGGTATAGCGAACTTAGCTACGATTGAATCGAATATGGCAACGTTTACTTCTGGCGCATCACGTAGAACCTTAACAGCTCTCTCACCATTCTTACGCCATGTAGACCCTACTGGACGCAGTACGCTTGATGCATCTTTAGTACGGCTTGGGTCATGTTTGAAACCGATGTCATTTAGTGCTGTAGCAAAAGCCGATACGATCGGCTTCCATTGTTCTTTAGTTAAGTCAGTGTCTAATACCCAGTAGCAATGTAAACCCATGCCTGATTGAACAAGCATAGGTACTGGTAAACTGTATGTCTTACACATCTCAACAACAGCGGCAGCGGCTTCTTTAATCGTGCCATAGCTCTTATTCTTATCGGCCTTACCTACGTCAATATCTAACCAGATGCTACGCATCCAGCCAGCGTTATCAGCCTTACGGCTACCTTTTTCTTTGTACGAGGCGCAAGCATGGTATGCGTCAAATAACTTACTGTCGTATTGCTTGATGTCTTCACTAAGCTTTTCTACTGTCTCGTAGAACTTATTGAATGTTTTACCTTCCTTAATGAAGGTACCCACGTATATACCGCAACGTGGGAGTATTTTGGATAAAAATTCCATGCTCTAAATCCCCCCGGTGAGCGAACTAGTTTACTTGTAAACAACTACACAATCAAAGACATTCTTTAATTACGGCAGAAAGTTCAGTCGCACGATCTCCGCTACGCGCTGAAACATCTAATGGTAACTTCTTCTTTGAAAGTGCTGTTCGCACAGCGTTTGAGATTAACTTAACACGTTTCTGAATCAACGAATGAATGGTAGTACCGTTGTGCCAGTTATGTACTGTGGTACGGCTAACACCAAACAAACGGGATATATCGGACTTACTCAGGCCGGCGTCGTTATATAGTTCAACGTCAAATTGCATAAATATTCCTTTTGTTGTTAGTACCGGTTACGGTTCCGGTGTTGCATAAGCAACCGATTGCGGGGGGTTTATACTTCTATTGCTGACGCGCTCATACCTTTCGATACGTACGCTGCTTTTACGGTTGCCTCAATATGTTGGCATGCAATCTTAATTAACTCCTGATGCCCAAGAGTTGTTACGTCTTGGGCTGCGATTGCACGTCCTACTACTTCAGCAAAACCGATAATAGCTTCGAGTGGATGCAGCTCACGAACATTACTTGCTGTTGCGTGTGTAGCGACTTGAACTACAGCTTTAACTCGATTCCTATTGATTTCGATTTTGTTACTCATCGTCATCACCAAGCATGTTGTCTAACTCAGCTAACATACCATCGTAGCTATCTACTTCAACTACTGGCGCAGCTTTCTTAGCAACTGGTGCTGGTGCAGCTTCTACTGGTGCGTCTTCCTCTACGGCGACTTTAGATGTCGATGTTGCCTTTGCTAATACTGCATCAAGCGCTGACTTAGGTTTTGCCGCCGCCGCTGGTTTAGGTGCTGGCGCTTCTGCCTTTGGAGCCGGTGCTTCATACTCGTCAGCTGGTAACGCTGCAAACGAATTAGATTGACCAAGACCAGTGATGTTAGCCACTACTTCAGCTTCCATTGTCTGAGCTACCAACGCTGCTGTTGCATCGTCAATAAAACCAACTGGTTTGAACGTCAACGCTGGGTGAGCTACTGAATAATCAAAACCAATCTTTGTAACTACAGCTTGGTATGGAACACCACGTTTAACTAGTGACTCGTTGTACTCACGTAATGTCTTCAATGAAGCTGCTGGAACACGTAACAACATCGGGTCATTCACTTGGCTTACTGGAGCAATAGCGATACGACGTGAATCTGAACATGCCTTGCCTTTACCACCGTTCTCAGTGATACGTGATCCAAACTGGTTGTGTACGCAAGCTGCGCACTTCTTAGCCTGTGGTTCTTGAGCATCTGCTGCTGGTGAAATACCGTCGTTAGAGTAGCAACTTGGTCGTGCTTCAGAACCTTCAGTGTAGCCACCTGTATAGAAAACCTTAGAAAGGTTTGGATTAGCTTTAACGATTACAACTTCAATCGAAGCTGCTGGTTCGTCTTCACCCGGTTTTGTTACTAGCGTCTTTTCGTCACCACGTGTGATGTGGAATACCTTACCTTTAATTGAGACGTGTGGAAAACCACCGGAACTCAAACCTGATGACAAGTCGTTAGTAAGTTGGAACGCGCCAGCGATGTGCGCTGGTAATTTTGCTGAATCAAATGGGATCATTTGCATTTTATTTTCCTTAAATTAAGAACGTCTAATGTTAACTAGACGTGTTTCAACGTAATTCACACCCGGTGGTATATCACCGTTTTCTTCCTTGTACTGCTCAACCGCTGTCTTGCTGGCGCGTCGTTCTAAAAACTCCCAAGATTTGTTTGGGATAACGAACTCGCTAAGGAATAAATCCCAGTCAGCAATAGGTACTGAAACCCGTGTCGTTGTATATGCTGTACCGTTTGGTGTCTTTACGCTGCTTACACCAGTTTCTTCAAACTGTTTTAGTAGAATCGCTTCTACCTTATCAAGCATGTTGTCGATGTCTGCTACTTTTGCATCGTACTCAGCTTTGAATACTGCCTTCTTGTCACGAAGCTTTATGTACTTCGCAACAATCTCATCAAGTTTCATCGTGTGTTTCACTCCTTTGTTGTAAATGTGTAAACAACCATTTATCAATTTCTTCTTCTAACCATGCCGTATATCTACTAGATAACTTCAGCGGCTTTGGAAACGTTTTATCATTCTTAGCTAGTCTAAACACGCTAACTTTATGCATGTCTAGCTTTTCAGCTACAGAGGCTGCTCTAAGAAGTTTCATGCTTTAATACTATCAAGATGTTTACATGTTGTCAAATTACGTTCTCCTCTTGTACTAGGTCTAGCAACGATCCCTGAAGCTTTTGCTTGTTCTTCAGGCGCTCATAAATCCTACGTTCTACTGGTGTACCTTCAAGCATTACGATGAACTGGTTGTTCTTCTGACCCGGTCTTGTGATACGCCCATTAGCTTGCTCAAACGTTTCATTTGATGTCACTGGTGCAAACCATATAATCGTATTTGCTGAAGTCAACGTCAGGCCATGTGACATAGCAGCTGGCTGCGCTACTAATACACGCATATCATCCTGTGTCATAAACGACCTGAACGTTTCATCACGTACATTCTTACTAACCCCGCCATGGATAACGCCTACTCGGTGTCCCTGTGCTTCAAGGTTATTTACTACTAAAGTAACTGAAGACCTAAACGGTACAAATATAATTACCTTCGCTTCGCTGGCTTCAATGACTTCATTCATTACCTCAAGGCGATGTTCAGCCCCGATACAAACTTCTTCACCTTGTGTGTCGTAAGCAACACCACATGCAATCTGTACTAGCTTAGAAAGCTTTACTGCTTCGTTTACAGCTAATACCTGACCACCAGCAATCTCCGTCTTAAGTGACTTAAGCATCTCTGCATACGCTACTTTTTGTTTGTCTGATAACTGAACTTCACGTGTCTCAAACATACAAGGCGGTAGGTCAATACATTCATCACGAGTAAATCTAATTGCTGGCTGCATAACACGTTGTACTGTGTCTACTGCACTCGGTCTTGCTATCCATGTAAACGGCCCAGCTTGTCGCATCACCATGTCTTTAAACTTGTTAAAGTAAGGCGGCACATTATCTGGAGCTAATAGTTTGCACTGCGCCCATGCATCTGTAGGCGCGTTAGGAGTAGGTGTTCCAGTTAACCCCCAAGCAATACGTGAAATCTTCTTATCGTTTACAACCGAGTTAAGTGTCTTCCACCTAGTCGTACTAGCATTACGTCCACACTGCGCAATCTCATCAACAATAACAATGTCAATGTCGTCACGCTTTGCTAACTCATCTTTAATAACGCCCAGACCATCGTGATTGATGATGTAGACGTCATGTGGGATAGCTAACAGCTTCTTACGTTTCTTTGCATCACCGTGTAATACAGCGTAGGTTAGATGCGTAAAGTTCCTGAATACTTCGTCTGCCCAAGTACGTTCAAGTGTTGATAACGGCGACACAACTAACAGTTTGTTAACTTTGCCGCGATCTCTTAAATAGTCATACGCCCAAAGCGTAGCTAACGTTTTACCCGTTCCGAGTGAGTTAAGAACAAAAGCTCTGCGATGCATAGTAAGAAACGATGACGTCTCACGCTGTGCCATGAAAGGTTTGTTTCTGCCCGGATAGTCGTAGTAGTAAGCGATAGGCGAGGGTGCTTGCACACCAAGGTTACGTAACACTTTTACTTCGTCTAACCGATGCGGTACGGCAATTAAGTCCGTACCTTTCATACGCATGTGCTTTGCTGTAGGTATAACTGTCGTGTACTTCTCAGGCGATTTAGTCTTGATGACCAGTGCCTTTCTATCTTTAACGACAATCATTACTTACCTCTCTTCTCCCGTTTGGACGTCTGTGATTTCAAGCTACCATCAGAGTTACGTGCAAAGCTTCTATTTGCTGCTGGAGTTACTTCACGCGCATTTGATAGCGCGTTCTTACCACCTTTCGATAGTGGGTCGATGTGGTCTAAATCCATACCGTCGCTAACAGATGCCTTACCAGCTTTAACAGCTTCACGTCGTAACTTGTGACGCTCTGCATCACCTTTATTCTCACCGCGGTTAGCTGCAGTTTTGGCCTCTTGTTTGTAATCTCGTTTATAGTTTTTGCTGCTTGGCATAAGCTTCTCCTTAAAGTTTCATAGCCATTCTATGTATGTAACGGTTGAACCAGCGACGTATCGTGTAACTTCGTGCTACTGATATAACCGTGAAAATTAATCCCATGTTGAAGGCTTGTACGCCTGTTACATGAAACCCAAACAAGGGCAGTATCAAAAGATTAGCTACCCAATTAATTGCAAAGCCGATTGCTACGTTTACTAGCGCTTCTACAAAACTACCTACTTTACTTTGAGTCATTGATGCTCTCCCAAACTGCCACTGCCCACAGGTACACTAAACATACTGGCACCCATATAGGCGATAGGAATATCAACACGATCAGCTTAGTACGTATGCTCATAAAGGTAGGCTCCAAAGGTTTATCGGTCGTAACGTTAGTTCGTACCAATCTACTTTTTTGTGTTCATCCATTGTGTAGGTCTATCGTCGCCTTCTCTGTACGTTGTGCTGTAAAGTGTCAACATACGTAAATTACACATAGCATGGGCTAAATGCGGTAGACCACTCTCAGGGTCATTCTCTTCACCGCGCTGCCAAGCAGCCATGTGTCGCATAGCGCAAGCAAAAGGTACAGACCAATCCATACCCTTAGCCCAATTCCACGCAGCGTACTTTCTTTTACCGTATTCCCACACCCTAGCTTCGTCTTCTAGCGTACACATTGGGATTAACGACATGTCAGGCTTGCCACCGTTATATCGTGCGCCGCTGCCTTTCTCTGTACTGTTTACATCGCCAATTGAGTTAGCCATATTCAATGCTTCCGCATTCTCATTAACGTGTTTACGCATTAACAAGTATCTCCCATAGTTCATCAAGTTGCTTAACATCATCAACCACAATAGCTATACCCCTTGCAGTCTGAATCTCGTGGATTCTAGCTTGCTGGTTAGGTGTTAAATTGCTGCGCTTTCCGGGCGCTTTCGTTTCAATAGCTAGGAACTTCCCTGACGGTGGAACGCAACATAAGAAGTCTGGCGTACCAACAACTCCCATGCCGTTCTGTACAGGGCAGAACCAATAAATACCTTTAGTCTTTAGCCAAAGTTTTACTTTTGATTTTACTTTTGCTTCTGGTGTTGCAGCCAATTAAACCTCCGTGTCTATGTTAGCGGACTCCACGCTCCGTACGTGTCCATCAACTGCTCCATACGCAGTGCTAGTTCAAGCTCCAGCTCGTTCGTATCAACCTTATTGAAAACCAGTCGAACAAGCTCGTCATTCGTATAGTTTATATATTTAGTCACTACTTGCGGCGTACTCATTGTTTGGCATCCTTTATAAGTTTGTATCCAGAAGATATTGCTTTTTCTAGACTTGTTTCAAAGTCGCATAGGTCTCCACGTAACTTCACTGTTTGAGCTGCTTTGTTAAACTTCAAGACCTTGAACTCTTTGTAAGTAAGTATATTCCCAGCTTCATCAGCTGTCGTTCTAATCAGTGTATATTTAGCCCTTGCCACTTCGTCTCCCATTAAACTCGCAGCCAGTACAAGGACACCACGCCTTACACAACCCTGATGGTTTAGGTTCCCATTTGCTCTTCACATATGCATTCTCAAGACGCTGTACGCGTGGAAGGAAATCTTGCCACAACACAGGTACTTGTTCACGTGTAAACACCTCTTGGTCGACTTTGTTATCTTTAAGCCACACGAATCCAGTTCGAACTTCTTCAACCCATGGGTACGTGTGCATCGCCAATAACCCCATCAACTTCAGCTGGTCACTGTCTGCTTTACGCTTACCAGTTTTCCAGTCAAACAAATACGCCTTCTTAGTATCAACGATACCCAAGTCGACGATACCTCTAGCCCACGACTTACTCCAGTCAGTAGGTGCGAAGTTACTATCAATCGCCATCTTTTCTTCAACTAGACGGCGACCATCTCGTGCAACAATCTTATCAACCAACGGCTCATAAGACTTAATAGCTTCAGGTAATGGCTGCCCACTCTTAGCCCTGTTTTCTAAGGCTTGGTGGACGGTGTTTCCCCAAATTGTAGCCTCTGTTTGAGGCTCTTTAATCTCACGCGTCACTTTAGTTTGGTAGTAACGACGCGGACATGTTTCAAAAGACGTTAGAGTGCTATGACTCCATGGGGGCATTATAGCCATTAGGTAGTTCTCCATTGGATATGCGATCATCAATCATCTGCCAGAACTCTAGCAAGACTTCATTACGCTCATCCGTTGTCAGCCTTTGCTTGCCATACCTGTACTTCTTCATGTATTCCAGTCGCTCTTTTGCCCAAGCTTGTTCAAGAAACTTCAAGTATCCCAGTCGGTCAGCAATTTTGCCATTAGCCGCCTCGTATACCTTTAAAGCGCGGTTCATGCGCTCACGTCTGCTTGACTGCATGTCACGTGTCAATAACGTTCTATAGACAGCATGAACTTCTGCTTTTGCGTGGCCTTCTAGCGAATCTCTAACTGCTTTTGTGTACTCAACAAACGTCGTTGGGTCGTCAACAAACGCCTCTAATCCGCCTTTCAGTTTCGCATGCTCTTTTGGTAGAACAAAAGTACTACTTCCAACTTTCTTAAACGTCTGGATATACGCATCAGTAAGGTTCAGCCATTTAGCTGGGCTTTTTTGCTCCAATAACCAGTCGGTAAACTCTCTTAGGGCCATTTTATGACTCCTTTATAATATGAAATCTGAAAATCAGGCGCACATATTAGTATTCTTTTTGTATGTTGTAAACATCTTAACACATTTACTTAGCATCTGCATATGATTTTCCAAAGTTGGCTTCTGCTGCTAATGGAATTTCAGGCCACCATTCTGGTGACGTACTCATCACCTCGACCATCCACTTAGCTGCTTTTTCTGCCTCGTTCTCTGGAACTAGTGCGACGACTTCATCATGCACTTGCAACTTAACCTCGTATTTTTTAGCGATTTCCATCCACTGCTCGGCAATAATGTTTCTCGCTAGATGTTGACAAATATTCTCCACAATCTTACCGCCGTATACTTTGACAGGCTCAACCGTCTTGAACTTCTTAGTATCATATACCCAACCTTCAGGTGTTCTTCGTAAGTTTGGGTAATAGATTTGGTTTTGAGGTGGAGTGACCAGCCCCTTCTTGTTAGTGTGAATCATGTTACCGATCGTGTAGTCGGCACCAGTTGATATTGCTGCCAGCGCTTTGTCTGCGCTCTTCCATAGTTGTGGAATGGCATAGTAAGTATCACGCCACAGATTAACGATACGTTCTGCTTCATCATCAGGTACATCTTTACCCTTAGATAGCAAACGAACAGTCTCTTTGAACTTACGCCATGACATGCCATACCCTAGACCTAAGTGGGCAACCTTACCCATGAAACGTTCGTCTTTGTCGTCTTTGGTAATCTCACGACCGTACAGCATAGATGCGAACTGGCAGTACAAGTCTTCACCTCGACGAAGAGCATCAATAGACTCCTGTTGACCTGCTAAGGTGTGGTTCACACGAAGCTCGATGTTAGAGCTATCACACGCTACTAATACAAATCCTTCCGGTGCTTTAATCGCTCTTCGTATGTTTCCGCCCCTAGGCAGATTCTGAAGATTAACCTTGTCGGCTCCAGACCACCGCATAGTAGTGACAGCGCCAGCGTAATTGAGCGGTACAGGCATCGGGCCTCGCTTCGCCATGCCAAGGAACATTTCCGTACGGGTTTCTTCGATAGTAGATTTAACGCCCAGTCTCGCCGCAACTGCTGCTTGGACGCTAGGGTTCTTGTGTTCGAGTAATGCAGTAAATGCTTTGTCAGTTTTTCCAAACGCATATGTATCCTTGCCTGTTGCAGCTGAAACTTTCATTGGTGGTTCAACACCTAGGTTACGTAGTACCTCAGCAAATTTAGGGTTAGACATAATCTCGTCTTTACCAAAGTCAACGCTGCCTAGTAGCTCTTCTTTCTTAGTACGTACCTCGTTGAGGTGGCTCTCTAGGATGTCTGCATCTAGCTCTAGTTTAGGCTCAGTAAACATGCGAACCGTTAAATCAATTAGCTTCATCTCACGTGCTGGTGTTAGCGGGTATAGACGCTTGAATAGTTGATACGTTAACTCAACGTCGTTCTTACAATACTCACCGTACTTAGCTAGTTCTTCAGGTGTAAAGTCTTCAAGGCGTTTACCTAACGCATCTAGAACCTCAGTGCCTTTTTGACCGATACCAAAGTGTTCGGCTAATGCTTTAAGTGAACCGCCTACGTGTGTGCCAAAATGCGGACGTGCCATAGACAATGTATCAACAATCAACGCTGGCTTAAGACCTAAGCGCCATTGAACAATCGCCAAATCAAATATAGCGTTATGCGCTATGACAGTGTTACCGTTAACGTACGGTGCTAAGGCTTCTGCGTAATCCAAATCGTTATCGAACGAGAACCAAATAGTTTCGTTGTTACCTTCTTTAACAGCACACCCGATGATTTGAAAGTTATCGTCTCGGATGTACTGCTCTGTTGTATGTGAACGAAACCCCAGCTCTTTACTGTAATAGGTCTCAAAGTCGATCACGACTGGCTTCATGTTTATCCCTTATCAAGTTGTGACAGAACCATAGAGCTAACAAACTTAGCCTTCAATTCTTCAACGTCTTTAGCTATAAATTTTTTAACTCGCTGGTTATTTTTAGATACATGTAATACATATCCGTCTTCAGTCTTTTCAATGTTCATCGCCCACATGTCTGGTTGCGGTACAGGTACCGAGGCTTGCGCTTGAGCCGCAGAGTAATGTGATTGCATGTAAGCCGCTTGTTGAGACGCTAAACTGTTTGATACAGCCATGTTCGATGCTCCAAGTTGTGCGTAAGTTGGTGGTGGGATCATTGCTTTACCTATCATGTGTTTTTCCTTTAACTTCTTTAGCCATTTCACTGTGACACCCTCAAGTCGTTCACTTCTATCTCTCGCCTAGTATCATCAGGGAGCTGCACGACTACAGTGTCAGGAAAATGCCCGCGTTTTATTACTTCAACAACGCACTCCAACGAGTTACTCCAGCACCACTTAGGTATCTTCATACTATTTGCCACGACGCTTCTCCTCTTCCCAGCTACGGGTACATGTGGCATCACACCAACGTCTACCTATCACCGGTTCATCACAATACAAACACTTTCCAGTTTCTGCGGCTTCTGGTGTCAAATTTATTTGACTAAGGCTGCTCTGCAAAGCCGCTTCAGCAAGGTCATTAGCTAAATCTACTTCATCACTCACGTCTAAGACCTTTCTTGTTGTTTCTGTTATTTTTTCTAGTAACGCTACTAATGAACAGCCCAAACATAACGCCGTATATGAACGCCATTGAGTAGCAAAGAACGTATTCAATAATTGTTTGCACCATATAATTACCAGTGATGTACTACGTTAATGATTAGAACTATGTCGGCTAGCGCAGCCAACGCTAGGATTATCCAATCTCTCATTTCTTGTTCTTTTTGCTGGTTAAACTGAACCCTGATGTACGTGTAAAACATCCGTCACATACATGTTTGATTCGACCTAGCGTATCTTTCTTAGTCCGCGTAGCCACGGCGCTTCTACATGATTGGCAATATTTAGTCATTACTATCTCCAAATAACTTAGCAAATATGCATTTCTGTTCGGTACGATTGCTAACAAAGGTTCGTCCAAGTTCTAGCTTGGTTGCTCGTTCATATTCCAAATCTGTTGGCGTAGCATCACGTACTTCTAACTTAGGTTGTTTTTTAGGCAGCAGCATGTAGTGCGCAATAGGTGTACCAGCTTTGATTACAGTACGACCATTCATTACATGCCATAGCAACTGAACATTCATCTGGGCTACGCCGTACTCTCTACTAAAGAACCCACGTACTGTGGTGAAGCGCTGCTCGTCAGTGTATGGAAGCGGGCCTTCTTGTAAGTAGTATCCTTCCGGAACTACACAGCGCCATGGTGTGTGGATTTTGATAACAGTGCTGATAGACTCTGGTACTTTGCCACCAATGTAGTTAGCGTATTGATGCGCTCCATGAAAACCAACGGCTTCACCTGTAATATCTCCGCCTAGTAGCGTTCGTTGGTCAAGTGCTGATTCCCAAGCAAAGTTAACACCGTCGCCATTAGTCTCGATAACAATGTCTTGCCATGTCGTCATCACCCAACCATACCTAGCTAAGTTATAAATTCCGGGACACTTAGCGGTAGAATGAACCTTACGCTCACCGAACCTTGGGTCTTTCTTTGCAGCGCTTAATTCTTTAGCCGCATTAGTCATTAGGTCTGGTCTAAATTGAGTAGCCGGTACGATAGGTGCAATACGTGTTACGTCTGGCATCAAACTAAAGAATTCGATCTTAGGCTCTCGCTTAAAGAGGTTCATTTTCTGCATTCCTAAAGAATAGTGTTAGTGTGAAGCGGTACATTGGCGCCGATGCTGCTTGTGGTCTAACTGAATGTGCAATCTCGCCGTCGAACAACACGATACGACCGGGCTTGTACACAGATGCAAACTCAACTTCAGACAGGTCATCGTTAAAAAACATCGTCTCGCCAGCCCACTCATGCTTCCAGTGCTTATTTATGTATATAAGCATTGCTGTCTGGTCACGGTGGTCATGCGCCCAGTTAGTATCCATAGGGTTTGACATGTTTACGTGGACACGTGTGAGTTGCTTGCCTTTAAGTAAGCTGTCTATTTCAGTACCTTCAATCGCTTTAAGTATTCCTAGCGCATCGACGTCTGTTTGGTTGTACATAGAGTGAAGGTACTTGTGGTTGTTTGTTTCAACGGCATCCGCGTCTTCATTTCCGATACGGAATACCGAGTTTCTAACGTACGAATACAGATGTTCACGCATACTAAAATCTAATACGCCATCGAATGTGTACAAGTTCTTCCCACAAATTACTTTGTGTTGTTTGCTAATCATTGACTACACCCATAACGGCTTGCCAGCATACAGGTAGTTCACGTGTTAACACGTCACTGATTTGTTGTGCGATTAAACGATGCTCTTTCTGTGTCGACTCGTCCATTCGTACTTGGCAGTAATGCATCCAGCTGCGGATAGAACCTTTCATATACATACGAGTAGTAGTCAAGCCTTCAGGCAGTACAGAACGCGCAACCTCTTTAGCTATACCCATGTCGAGCGCACGTTGATAAGCGCCGTTGGTAATACTAACTACAATCGCCTGTAGCTCGTTGAACTCTGCTGTCAGTAACTCGTCATCGGTGACAATACTATTTTGGCGGTTCTTTGTATCTTGAAGTCTAGCCTCACGTAACTGGCTAGCTGGCAGCTGCTCTACCTTTTGATAGCGTTGACTGAACTCTTGGAATGAGAACGAACGATGACGCAAAATCTGGCGTGCAATATCTCGTGTCGTTGTAATCTCAAAGCAAGCGTCCACCATCTCAAAAGGCGACCAGTGTTTGTGGTCAACCATGTACTTGATAATCTTACCGCCAGACTCATGGTTTTCTTGGTTAGCTGGGTTAGATACACGTGCCATATACGCAATTAGCTTCTCAGCATTCGGCGTAATCCACACTAGTTTGATGTTGTCTTCTTGCATGCTCTGTCCTTAATAAACGCGTTGTATTTAGTTTCTAGACTCTTAGCATCTGTCTCAAGAACATGGGCGGCGAATGCCAATACGCTACCACTAAAGCCTTTAAGCACTCTGTTTTCTGTATGCATAAGAATCGCGCCACGAAGGATGATCGCAATAACTCCAAGCAATAAAATGTTAAGTCCAATCAAATAAATTTCCATATTAACCCCCATAAAAGTTGGAGTGCCTGTCCCGAATATTCACTCGGTCTGTGTGCAGATACAGCCACCCCCGTAAACTTAGTCTTTAATGTTAATCATTGGAGTGGCATTACCCATCATGTATGTAGGTAGCTTGCCATCCCATTTATCAATTGCTTGCAACTGCACGTAGTCCTTACCACCTTGTGCGTTAATAGCTTGGGCTTGGATACGAATAGCTTCTGCGTCACCTTTAGCTTTTGCAATATTCTGCTCGGCTTCAACTTGGATACGGCTTAAGTCTTGTTCAGCTTTAAGCTTCTGTTGCGTAGCAATAACTTTTTGTTCGATTGCTGCTTGATATTGTTCTGAAAAACCAAAGTTAACCAGTGAGATTTCAGAAACAATCAAACCGTACTTACCTACCTTGTCTTGAAGCGCCGTGTGAATTGCTTTAGACACCTCGTCACGTTTCGTGACTAGCTCCTCTGAGTTGTAGTGAGCCGTAGTTGCTTTGAACGATTCGTTAACAGCGGGCAATAGAATCTTGTCCTCTAGTTCTAAGCCAAACTCTTTGTATACATGTGCAACTTTGCTACCATCCAATCTATAGTTAACAACGATGTTGGTATGCACAATCTGCAAGTCTTTTGTACCAGCATTAGCGTTTTGAAGCTCTGCTTTAGTGACTCGTACACTGACTTCTTGTACATCGGAAATCGGATTTACAAAATGTAAGCCCTCGTTAAGGGTCTGCATGTTAACCTGACCCATAGTCACTTGAACGCCTTGATGCCCCGCCGAAATAACCGTGAACGTCGACAGCGCGAATAACACAGCGAAACCGCCTAGCACCACTGGAAGCATGCCGGCTATGCCTTTAATTACGTTATTGAGGTATAAAAAAAACGCTACTGCTACAACCATTACTGCACCTAATGTAATCCAAAACATGATTGCTCCTTTAATAAGTCTTCAGCTGCCTGTTTAACTACTTCTTTATCAGCTATGTCTTTCAGTTCTTGTTCGTACCGCCATTGGTCTTTACCAACAGCATCCCACCAATCGTCGCCTCGTTTAGACACGTCTCCACCCTCCTGTAAGTACGGCATGCCTACCTGTTGTGTACAAGTAAACAGATGTGCGCAACCATTGTTTCTGCATGTAAAAAGACTCAGGATAAAACGTCTTCGCTTTCGTCTTCAACTGCCACAAATCTATGTTTCCCACTTTTATTCGCTCCTATTGTTCGCCAGTTCTTATGCAACCCATTTAACACTCGATCAGGTGCAAATCCCAAGACGTCACATATCCAAATAAAAGACCCTATCTTAGTAGAGTCGTCATAAAACCAGCGTTTTGCGCTGGCACCAATGTGATAATTTTCATTCATTACAGCTGGCTTTCTACCGCCATTTGCTCTGAGATAGTATGCGTAATCATTCAAATGAATCATTAGTTTTGCTGCCCACAACCTACGTACAGCCCTAACATCAGCACCAGTCTGCTCGTCGTAGTAGTTATCTTCTAGTTGAAGCATAAAATACTATCCCTCCGTTGTCAACATGTTAACAACATTATATCAGTTATTGTTTTGGGATTGCTGCTTGTTAACACGTTCACGTGCGTCACGTTCAGCTTCCCGTTGGATACGCTCGTAGGCTTTGACAATCTCCCGTCCCAATTCTTCGTTGCTTAACTTCAAAAGGTTCGAGGCATTTACATACCTACCAAGCATCTCATAGTGTTTACGTTCCATCATGGATTACCCCCCTAATCTCGTGGATGTTTCCATACCGGTCTTTCAAACTTGCAACGCATTCTTTGGCTTGAGGCTTTTGACCTTGGATTATAACCAGAATAAAACACGCTACAAGTATTCCACAGAATACAGCGGTAACATATACGTTACTATCATTCATCTTTTATCTCCCGAATAATGTACCCAGTCCACTTGTTGATGTGCGTAAAGTCGTCACACTTACCGTCCTCTTGCTTGAACGCCATGTATGCTTGGCGATACTCACTAGGCTTGGCTCGGTATCTAAAGCACTCGTTTCGTTGCGTACATTTATCAGTAAGACACATTGATATATCAGGCATCTTTGTTCTCCATAACGTGTTGGTACGACCTTAACACTTGTTCGGCTTGACCCTTGACTATTACAGTGCGAGGTAAATGATTACCTGTTGTACCATCCCAATCAGCAAACTCTTTGTCGTAATACTTTATTTTGCATAGCTTAGGAAAGTTGCTCTGTAATAGTTCAAGTTCGTTAGCCCACTCTTGCCATTGGTCGTCCGAAATTATCGGTTGATCACTCTCATAATAAAGGTACGAATGCACGAGCATCTGCGCTCTACGTCGTCTAATCAGCGCTTTGATGTCAGCTTCGCTAACCTTATTCATGCTAGGCGCATAACTTCGACTACAGTGTGGTCTTTGTTTACTGTGGTAGTGGCTGCCTCTGCACCCCATACACGGTTAGTCCAACCACACAATGCGCTACGTAATGACTCTGCTTTGAAGTTGCCAGCTGGGATAGCTGCAACGTCGCCTACTTCCATGTCTTTAACGTGTGTTTCTAAGTATGCCGTCAACGCGCCGTGAGGATAAGCTGAAGGTGCGCGAGTATGTTTGCCACCAGTTACTACCTTGCCATCTTGGAACGTTACCTTATAGGTAGCATCTAGGCTGTTCAATAATTTAATAGCATTTTCTGCCGCGATTTTTTGTAACTTCTCGTTTTGTTGAAGAGTTGCATTCATTCTTACTGCTCCTTAGTTAGTGAGTCCTGAGACTTTTTCTTTAATAAAACCTACTACACCTACATGCTCGATGCGTAGCATCTGAGCGGTATTCAACCATGTGATTGAATTCTTGTCGGTCGGCATTAGTTGAGACTTATGTTTAGACGTTGTTCTGCTATACCTATCGTCGTTGCCGTACCATTGTTTTGTTTCTCTAGACCAAATGTATAGCGGGTAGTGACTGCCATACGAATACACTCCGTA